AATGGCTTTACTTGGTCAAACAAAGATCATGTTGTGGTAAAAGTAAAATCAGACACACGCTTTAAAAAAGCCGAGTTTAACGACCTGTCACGCGCGGTTGATGATGCTATATTGTTACTAAGGGAAGGTTATCAACAATGGTCACTTTCGCACATTGTTCGTAAAGCCAGCGACAGCAAACACCACGGTGGTGCATTAGTTACTTGGCTACACGAAGTTGGCCACCAGGTACATTTTAAAGCGGGCAGTCCTGCGCGGCCTGTGCCCGTTGGTTATAGCATTACCGAATATGGCGACTCGTCGAAAGAAGAATGGCACGCCGAACATTTTGCTATGTGGCTATTAAACCGCGAAGGTTTAGCAAAGTGGGATGAAGGCATAGCCGCTTATTTTGACAACATAATGAAAGAGGCAATTAAATAACATGAGCAGATTAGACGTACTACGACAGCAGCCAAGCCGCGTAAATGTAACCAAAGCAATAGCTGTGTTAAATAACGACTCGCTAACGTTTAAGCAAAAGCATCAACAAATACAAGACTTAGAAGACCTAAGCGCAGGCCACGAACTTGAATTGTTTGGTGACGTATATTCAAGCCTGCATTTGCAAGCTGTTACTAAAGCAGATATTGCGCTAATAACCAATACAGAAGACGGCGAATAATGCGTAAGTTTTTAAACCGTTTATTCAAAAAAAAACCACCTGAGATTGACCATAAAAAACAAGCTATTGATGATTTTAAAAGCTTTAGGGATATTGGCGAAACCTTTGAATACTGTGGTGTAAAACTTATGGTGGTCAGTCATAGCGAGCTATTGCCAAGTTATTATGGTTTCGACCTAATACCTCGACTTACATGTGATTACAAAAATACATTAGGTGAAATTAAAGTGATCAAGTTTTCCCCATTTGAATTACAAACCTTGATCAAGCTTAACAGCAAGCAAGGAAGTAACTAAATGGCAGGCACGTTTTTAACCGTAGACACCGACAACTTAAAATCTGTTGGTGAAAGCATTCGTGAAATACTCAATCGATCACAAAATTTAAAACCAGCGATACATGACATTGCTGAGCATGTTTTAGAGTCAACCCAACAACGTTTTTTAGCCATGGAAACACCAGACGGCGACGCGTGGGAACCGTTGGCGTTTGAAACCCTAGCACGTAAAGAACGCCAAGATCGCATACTTACCGAGTCGGGCACGTTGGCCGATACTATTCATTACTTAATTGAAAACGACGAAGTTCAAATAGGTTCAAACCTAGAGTATGCCGCAACGCATCAATTTGGGCGCGACAACATAGCCGAACGCCCATTTTTAGGATTGTCGAACGACGACACCGACGAAATATTAGATATTTTACAATCGCATTTATTAGATGAATAGCACAGGAACTACCATGGCAAAGCGCATACATTACAAAAAGGGGTTTAAGTATCAGTTACATCACGACTACTTTGAACATATTCCTATTCAGCCTGAACAACCCATAAAAACCCAGTTTATTAAACTAGACCTGCACGGCAACCTGGTTATTCGCAGGGGTTATGCATGGGACGGTGTAAGCGGCGGTTGCCCCGATTTTGATGCGATGATGCGCGGTTCACTTAAACACGACGCACTTTATCAGCTAATGCGCATGGAATTACTCAACGTAAAATGGCGCGAAACTGCAGACAGCATGTTTAAGCGCGACAGTAAAATAGATGGCGCTTGGCATTGGTTTGCAAGGCGGGCATATAAGGCGTTACGCTGGTTTGGCAAAAGCAATGCAATGGCTAAAAAGCTAAAACCCGTTTTAGTATCGCCAAAGCCGTAAATAAAAGTAAAACACAAAGCGCGCTAAAATCGATTTTAAGCGCCTTTGTGTTAAAAATGATGCAATGATGCATTAATTAGCTAAAAAGCTGCCAGTGTTGTTTATAAACTTTTTATAAATCCATTATAAAACGACTTTTTGCTTACGTTGTTGTGTAGCGCCAAAACTCCCCCGATTTACACGTAAACACCCCACGTAAATTATTAACTCAGGTTAATATTTGTTTTAGCCCCATGTTGCGATGCTAGCAACATGAAAAAAACAAACGTATCAAATTCAATTCAATTAGCCGTGCTATCTGCAGCAACCATGTGTGCCGATAGCATTGCCATTTTGGGTGCTGAACTTAAAAACAACGGACAAGGGTTAATTCAATTATTACCCTACGGCAAATTTAAAGCCGTTGATGGTCGCCCAGCTGATGTAAGCGACAAACATTGGTTGATGGACGAAACCACATTAGCGCAACTTAAACAAAATTCTACTTACGCAGTAAACGACCTCGTTATTGATTACGAACACCAAACCTTAAAAGCTGAAAAAAACGGACAACCGGCAATTGCGGCGGGTTATTTCAATATTAAAGACCTGCAGTTAATTAAGGGCAAAGGTTTATTTATAAAACCCAGTTGGACAGACAAAGCCCAAGCGCATTTAAACGCAGGTGAATACAAATACATTTCTGCCGTGTTTGGTTACGACACCAAAACAGGTCGCCCCACATTTTTACATTCTGCAGGCTTAGTAAATCGCCCAGGGTTAGACGGTATGCAACCGCTTGCCGATTTAGCCGCACAACAAATTTCAAACAGTTCAAACAACATTAACCAAGAGGAAAACGCCGTGAATACAGTTTTACTGGCAATACTAGAAGCCTTGGGCATTAAGGTTACCGGTGATTTACCCACCGAACCTGCAGCGCTCAGTACGTTACAAACACAAGTAACCACCGCATTAGCGGCATTGCAAACCGATGCTGACAAAGTACCTGGTTTAAATACTCAAATTGCCGCATTAAGTGCTAATAACGGTAATCCTGATCCAAGTGAGTTTGTACCGTTAGCAGCATTAACCGAATTACAAGCAACGGTTGCACAACTACAGGCTGAACAAACCAGCGGCCTTGTAGATAACCTAGTTAGTTTGGGTATGGAAAACGGCAAACTATCTAAAAATATGGAAGCTTGGGCGCGCGAGTTGGGCAACAAAGACGTATTACAACTTAAAGCGTATTTAGACGCCGCACCGGCTATTGCTGCATTAAAAGGTAAGCAAACCGACCAATTGAACTTAGACGACAACAATGCTGATAACGATGTTGCTGCGCTAAGTGCTGACGACAAAGAAGCAGCAACACTGTTAGGCATGAGTGAAGAAGAATTTGCCAAGCAAAAAACTGCAGACAACAAAGGAGCTAAATAACCATGGCTATAGTAACCGTTCCACTATTAAACAGTTTACGTACCGGCTTTCATCGTAATTTTCAAACCGGATTAGACGGTGCAGAGCCGCAATTCATGCGTATTTGTTCTGTTTTGCCTTCCAGTGCTGCGATTGAAACGTATGGTTGGTTAGGACAATGGCCAGGGTTCCGAGAATGGATCGGGGAACGTCAACATAAATCAATGAAAGAAAAAGCCTATCAAATTGCGAACAAAAGTTTTGAAAGCTCTGTGTCAGTACCTAAAACCGAAATTGAAGACGAAACCCTAGGCATGTACGGCGTAATGTTCCAAGAAAGTGGCCGCGCAACCAAAATGTTTCCCGACGAATTTATGTTCCCGTTGTTACTCGAAGGTGAATCAACCCCATGTTACGACGGACAATTCTTTTTTGATACCGACCATCCAGTAAACGCAGAAGTAGACGGTTCGGGTGCTGACGAAAGTGTGTCTAACCTAATTGTTGATCCTGCTTATACCGGCGACACTTGGTACGTAATGTGTACTAACCGTCCGTTAAAACCGCTGATTTATCAAGACCGTAAAAAACCGCAATTTGTTGCAATGACAAAAATTGACGATGAAAGCGTATATACCGAAAACGAATTTAGATACGGCATAGATTTACGAGCCGGTAAAGGGTTTGGTTTTTGGCAAATGGCCATTGCGGTTAAAGCCGAAATGAACAGCGACAACCTTTGGAAAGCCATTGAATTAATGAAGAGCTACAAAGCCGATGGTGGCCGTAAACTTTCATTAAAACCTGATTTGGTATTAGCACCGAGTTCGTTAGAGAAAAAAGCAACGCAGTTAATGACACGTGAATTTACTAACGAAGGTGGCGCAGCAATAGACAACGAGCTTAAAGGCAAGTTAGACCTATTGGTTGCAGAGCAGCTTTAACCAAGCGTTTTAAGTAAACCAATAAGGGCTGTATAGCGCAGCCCTTATTTTAAAGCATAGTTTTTAAGGTAAAGGTTTTTAAAAGAAGGGTTTGAAAATGAAATTAGGACGATTATTTAAAGCGGTTGTTACCAACGGCTTGTCGAAAGGTTTTAGACGCGCAGGCGTAAGTTTAAACAAAGGCGAAAACGAACTTGAATTAACTGAACAACAAGTAAAGGTTTTTCATGACGACCCACACATGAAAATTGATGTGTTAGAGGTAGTGAAAGACGTTGCTATAGATTCAGCCAAACACACTGTTTTACATTTAGCTGCAGCACGTTTGGGTTTACCCGTAACTACCGTTATTAGTGTAGTTGAACTGGTAGACGCTTTACGTAATGACGACGAACTACGCGGTAATG